CTATAGCATCTCCAGCAGTTCTAAATCCAGGCTCTGGTAAAAAAGCTGCGCCAAAAGCAACTGAACAAAAAGCTCCACCCAAATCTTCCAAAAGAGAAATTAAAGGCCAATCAAGGCTTAAAGGCGGAACTTATACCCAAGGCAAAAGAACCGGATCGAAAGCTGGCGGTGGAAAAGTTGGAAGTCCTTTTGGTTTAGGTCTGCCTGGAGATGATATGTCTTTAGACCTTCCAGTAAGAACAAACAGACTGAAAAAAATGAAAGCTGGTGGATTAGCTATAAAAGGACACGGTAAGGCATTTTTAAAATCTAAAAGATAAACCATGGCTAAAAAGATTATTAAAAAAGCAGTCAAAAAATCTGCTAAAGAGATAGAAACTTTTATCAAGGGAATGGACAATGTTTCAAAAGAAACAGCTGATAGAATTAGGACAGGCAAGATTAAAATAAAATCAAGCAATCCAAAAATTCAAGAATCTCTTGATGAAAAGTTTCCATCTTTAAGACCAGTCAAAAAAATGGCTGGTGGTGGCATTGCCATGAAAGGACACGGTAAAGCATTTACAGGAAAATAAATGGCAGATGTAGATAAAGCAATTACCATCGAAGAACAGATGGAACTTAAGGTTCGTGATAGATCCAAAGGCATGGAGATTGAGGTTGATGTTGAAGAAGATCAGCCTGAGTTCGATGACTTTGAACAGCTAGATGATGGTAGCATTGCTTTTGGTATGCCAACTCCTCTTGTAGAAGAAACAGACTTCTACGCTAACCTCGCTGAAATTATTGATGATGGAGATTTAAACTCAGTCAAAAATGATTTGATGGGCAACATCGATGCTGACAAAGAGTCACGCAGCGAGTGGGAAAAAACTTATCGTGAAGGTCTAGAGTACCTTGGCATGAACTACGAAGAAAGAACACAACCTTTTGAGGGAGCTTCTGGTGTCATGCATCCATTGCTTGCTGAGTCAGTCACTCAGTTCCAAGCTCAAGCGTACAATGAGCTATTACCTTCCCAAGGTCCAGTCAAGACTCAAGTCATTGGCATGGCCACCCCTGAAACAGAACAACAAGCATCACGCGTACAAGAGTTCATGAACTATCAGTTGATGCAAGTCATGCGTGAGTATGACTCTGAGACAGATCAAATGTTGTTCTATCTACCACTGAGTGGTTCAGCTTTTAGAAAAGTATATTACGATCAAAACTTAGGCAGAGCAGTTTCTAAGTTCATTCCAAGTGAAGACTTGATTGTTCCTTACGGAGCAACTGACTTGCACAGTGCGACAAGAATCACTCATGTGATTAACATGTCGATGAATGAAATACGCAAACTGCAACAAATCGGTTTTTATCGTGATGTAGATCTAAACTATGGCAGCGTTAATCCAAATGAAACAGATGAGATCCAAGAAGAGATCGATAAGTTACAAGGCGTTGAGCCTAGCTATTCAGACGATGATACTTGTCAAGTCTTTGAGTCCCATGTCGAGTTAGACATACCGGGCTTTGAGGATATGAATGCCGAAGGTGAAGAGACTGGCATCAAGTTGCCATACATCGTCACCATGACTAATGGCAAAGTATTGTCCATCAGAAGAAACTACAAAGAGAATGATCCGTTAAAAGAACGCATCAATTACTTTGTGCATTACAAATTTTTACCAGGCCTAGGATTCTATGGCTTTGGTTTAACCCACATGATCGGAGGCTTGTCAAAAGCCTCGACTTCTATTCTGCGTCAGCTTATTGACGCTGGTACTTTATCTAATTTACCAGCTGGCTTTAAGGCTCGTGGAATCCGTATTCGCAATGACGATCAACCTTTACAACCAGGTGAGTTCAGAGACATGGACGCTCCGGGTGGAAGTTTGCGAGACGCCTTTGTACCGTTACCGTTCAAGGAACCTTCTCAAACTCTCCTCTCTCTCCTGGGAATCCTTGTTGATAGTGGTCGGCGTTTCGCATCTATTGCTGATATGCAAATCGGTGATGCGAATCAAAATGCGCCAGTCGGTACAACGGTTGCTCTACTTGAGCGTGGCACAAGAGTTATGTCTGCAATCCACAAAAGATTGCATGCATCTCAAAGAATTGAGTTTGAAATCTTAGCTAAGGTTTTTGCTGAATACTTGCCACCTGCTTATCCGTACAACACAGCCAATGGTAATCAGACCATCAAGGCTGTGGACTTCGATGAGCGTGTAGACGTCTTACCAATCTCAGATCCAAATACTTTCTCTATGTCTCAACGAGTCATGATGGCTCAAGAGTTATTGAGAACAGTACAAAGCAATCCAGAGATTCATGGACCCAATGGTATTTATGAAGCTTATAGAAGAATGTACGCGGCCATGGGAGTGCAAAACATAGAACAGTTATTGCCACCTCCTCCACAGCCACAACCTATGGATCCAGCAAGTGAGAACGCAGGGCTGATTACAGGACTGCCTCAACAAGCTTTTGCTGGACAAGATCATGATGCACACATTAATTCACACATGTCTTTGTATAGCACTGTGACTGCTCAATCAAACCCAGCAGTTTTATCTCTCATTCAAGCACATGTTTATCAGCATGTTTCATTTAGAGCTGCTGAAATTGTAGATCAACAAAATGCACAGAACCCTGAGTTCCAAATGATGATGCAACAAATACAACAGTTGCCACCAGAGATCTCTATGGGTTATCAACAACAACTACAAGACTCTGTGTCTCGTGATGTAGCAGCAGTGGTTGCTCAATTAATGCAACAGATCAATCAAATGTTTATGCCACCTCCACCAATGCCAGATCCATTGGTCGAGTTAAGGGGTAAAGAGTTAGACATTAAAGCTGATGACGTACAACGCAAACGTGAAGAGTTTGTACAACGTCAACAGTTTGATGCAATGAAAGCAATGCAAGGCAATGAACTTGCAGAGCAAAGGTTACAAATTCAAAAAGAAATTGCTATGATGAAGGATGCAATTGCTCGTGAAAGAATCGATCAATCAGCACAATTTAAAGCAATGGATATCATGCGAGGTAACAAATGAGTTCAGTTAGACAAAAAATGGCAGCAGTCAATAAAGCTGCTATGAAAGAAGAAGAGGCAAAACAAAATGGCAATCAACCGATCATCAATGAGAATGCAAATATCGACATCGACAAGATCGCCAAAAAGATCGACAAAGATGCGGACAAAGTCCTTGCTGAAGCAACCAAAGAAGTTAAAGCTAAAAAGTCTAAGTCTGTCACTAAGACTAAGACCAAGGTAGTTAAGAAAAAGTAATGGCCAAAGGCGTTAAGCATTACAAAAAAGACGGTAGTGTTCATAAAGGCGGTATGCATAAAATGCCGAATGGACAAGTTCATTCTGGTGCGTCACATGGCAAAACAAGCGTGAGACTTTATCACTATGGTGACTTGTCAGAGACCGCAAAGAAAAAAGCTAGGCTTCAGAGAAAAAAATAATGCCCTTAAAAAAAGGTAGCAGTCGGAAGACAATATCTGCTAACATAAAGGAATTAATGGGCAGTGGCAAAAAACAAAAGACTGCCATTGCAATAGCTTTGCAAAAAGCAAAGAAAAATAAAGGTAAGAAAAATGGAAAAAGTAAAAAACGTTAAGACAAGCGTAAGCATCAAAGATCAAGGTACTGTTAACTACAAGCAAGTAGAAAGCATTCCTAATCCTGGCGAACCAAAACCATACGGTGCTGGTAAATCTCGTGGCGGCGGAGCTGCTTTGAGAGGCACTAAGTTTAACGGAGTTTGCTAAATGGCAATCGGTGATGCTTTAGTTGCACCAACAGGCGTGCAGAATCAGATGGTTGGTCAACCCTCTAGAGTACCTGGGTATTCTCAAGGCTTAGGTCAAGCACCTGGTCAAATGGCATTACCACCAGAGCCTATGCCAATAGGAAGACCTACAGCAGTTGTAGGTGGTCCAGCATATTTTACTCCTCAAGGCTACAATGCCCCACCTCAACCCACACAAGCTTTCATGCCAACTGATGTAAGACCCGATCCAATTGGGCAACAGTTCATGCGTCAAATGCAATCTCCTATGGGTCAACAGTTTCAAGCTCAGTACGAAGCAACACAAGCTCCAATGAGAGAAGCTGAGATGGCAAGACGTGCTGAAGAGCAGGCCGCTCAAGATGCAAGGTTCCAAG